TGCGCCTGCGTCAATTCCAGAGCGTTGCCCTCGTTGCGCTGAATAGTCATGTCAAGCAAACGCTGGGCATTCATCGCCAATTCAGCCGATTGGCGATTAGCCGCCGCAGCAGAGCGTTCCGCCGCCGTCAAAAACAGGGCATTGATTTCTTCAATGACCGTCTTGACTTCCTCTGCGGCCCTTTTCATGCCGGCGAAGTTTTCTTCTATGCGCTTTGCTTCTTTTTCGGAGCTTTCCCCTGCCAAAAGAAACTGCGAAGCCAAAAGCCCAACCGTCACCACCGCGCCCGCAATGGCGCCGCCGGTTCCAAAAATACCCGCAAATTGCGCAAACTGCACACCAAACGCGGTCAATGCGTTCTGCCCCATGCTTACTTGCGTGGCGAAATCCTGAATCTGAAAACCAGCCTGCCCCATCGCCTGGCCGAAACGGCCAGAGGATCGCGTTGCGTTGTCATTAGCGGCGGCAAAATTGTTCTGCTGATTGGTCGCACCGAGCAAGATTTGGTTGCGGCGGTCTTCCACCGCAATCTGCTGGCCAACCTTGGCAATATAGGTATCGCGCGCGGTATTGGCACGGGCGATTAGTTCATTGGCGCGCTGCTGTGTAGTCTGACCACGCTCAACGGCGAGATTTACCCGTTCAATCTGCCGCGCCATTGTCTCATCAGCGCGCGCCTTGGCCTGCGCCATTCGCGCCCCGGAATCAAGCCGCGCTTCAAGAGCCTCAAAGCTTTGCGACACTCGCCGCGCGCGCGTCTCCACCACCTCGGACGACTGCCCAAGCTTCTCCATTGCCTGCGCCGCCGCATTGGCGCCCTGGCTCATCTGGTCGTTGAAGCGGGCGGTGTATTCGGCAGTCGTAAGCTGCGCTACCTGTGCCATGCTCGCCGCCTCCTACGCATCACGCCAGCGGAATATCACCGCCGGGTAAGTCATCATCTCGCCGGGATTGGACATGCGCGCCCGCCGAAAGCGCCGCCGCGACACTACGCCGCCGCGCATTCTGTATGGCGCGGGCGCCGGCCCGCCTGGCAGTTCAAGGAAATCATGAGACACCATTAAGCCTGGAAACCGTTTGCGCAGCGCATCAGCACAAAGCCGCGTGGTGCTGCGCTGAAGCCCTCCGGCCATTTCAAGCTTGCGGTGATAAGGCTGAGTGTTCACGATATACACTTCAGACCCCGCCGGAATATCGCGGAAATCTGCATTCCATGCACGGCCATCCACCAAGACAAACCAGCTTTTGCGATAGCGGCCCGTCCTGAATGGCGAGCGCGCGATGCAAAAGCCAAGCGCAAAAGCAACCGCTTCAGCCAAGCCGTTGAAGCGATAAACGATGGTGCCTTGCGGCTTGACAGTCTCCGGCGCCGCGCCTTCGCGCCCATCGACGAAAATCGTGTAATCCAATGGCGCGCGGCGCGCATTTTGCAACCGCGCAACGTCCGCCCGCGCATAGCTGGCAAGCGCCGCCGATTGCGCCTGCGGGGTTAGGTGTTGGCTCACAAAAAGCTTGACGGAACGGGAGAAACTCATTGCGAAGCCTTCACCCGGTCCGAATGCGCGGCGAAAAACTCACCGTCAATCGCGCGTAAGCCGTCAAGCAGCAGTTCGCGGCCGGCGCCATAAATGCCGCGATGATCGGCCCATGCCAGCGCGGCGCGAAATGGCGTCTCGCTCGGCATCATTGGCCCCATGCCACCCGCAATCCAGGGGCGCTCACTTGAGAGCCCCTGCCATGCAGCCCAGAGCCACACCAGATCAGGGCCAAGGGCGGGGGGCTTTGCTTCATCATCACCAAGCGCTTCGATTATTCCTGCGGCGCGGCTCCACCGGAATTGATGGGCCGCGAATTGCCGAAGTTTCCCAAGGCTTCCTCACGGTCCGCCGCGCGCCGGTCAGTCGCAATCGCCACCGCCTCACGGGCCAGATCCAGCAATGGCCGGAAGCGCTCAGTCAGCGCCATTTCCCGATATTCCTTAATGGAAATCGGGCCATGCTCGCCTTCAAGGTTCCGCACCCCAAGCACCAGGCGCGTAAGGATCAATTCATCCTCGGCAATCTGCACCGTTGACGGCGGCAGATCGGAAATGCCTTGCCGGGATTTCAGGCGGCCATCTTCGCGGGCCTTACGGACCAATTCACGATAGGCGACCGAGAGCGCATCAAGGAATGACGCATCGCGGGCCTTCACCAGCAATTCCATGTCAAGGTTTTTGGGGTCGGGATTTACCCAAACGCCATCGGTGAGCGCAACGGTATCGCGCTCGAACATGCTAAGCTTTGTCATTGAAACCTCTGCGGGGTGGCGGGTGGCGGGAAGGTGGGGCTACCGGCGACCCGCCGTGCCGGTAGCCCCTGCTCCGCGCGGGAGCATCGCGGCTAAGAAGCCGCGATCTTGTTAGGCGGCGAACCGATCAATCTGAATGGCGGGCAATGCGAGGTCGTTGCCGCCTTCAATGTCGAAACGCGCCAGAATAGCTTGGTTCGGACCGCCGACCTGAATGTTCGGGTTCATCAGATTGGCACCGGGCAGGGTGAAGATGTAGTTATTGCCCTGCGGGTCACGCTTACGCCACGCTACGCGCGAGCGCGTTTCGTTCTTAAATAGCGCGTATTGCGTGAAGTCCTTGAAATAGAGTTCAATCTGGCCGGCGACTTGCACCTGGCCCCACCGCGCGCCCTGAGCGGCGGCGCTGCCCATGCCATAATCCATGCCAGCGCCTTCGCGGGATACCGTGAGCGCCACAGAATTGACGGCGGCAGACAGCGCCGTGTCATCAATCTGCACGCCACCGAAGGCCGCGACGCTATCAAAGAAGCCGCCGGTCGGCGCCGCGGTTACCGTGCCGTTACCGGCAGCAGTAATGGCGCTCACTTCATCGCGCGCCGCGATGTTCAGGCTACCCGTGAAAAATTGGCCCGTGCCGCCAGACAGCGACAGCGAGGACACCATGGCGCCCGCGTAGCGCAGCCAAAGCGCAGCGGCAAAACGGTTTTGCAAGTGGAAGCTTTTCACAAGGTCGCCATTGCGCAGCATCCCCGCGTTGCGGACAGACGCCGCCGTGCCCGCCGGGGTTTCCGTGCTGGCGATGGTCTTGCCGGCAAGGGTGAGGCTCTGGTTGTTCGTCTTGGTGGCGATGCGATAGAAGCCGTTATTCGCGCCGCTGCCAGCCGTAAAGCCGCGCAATTCAATCCACTGGCCCTCGAGCAAGTTCTGAAACTTGTTCGAGGTGGTGGAGGAAAGCACGTTTGTGCCGGTGGTGACGGTAATGTCTGCCGCGACGCCCGCGATGGTTTGCGCCGCCGACCAATCGCCGCCAAGCGCGCCCGCAAAGAAATCGTCGAACGTGCCATAGGACAGGTTGAAATTGATAGCGCCGCTGGCCTGCTCGCTTTGCGTCACAGACGGCGACACGCGACGGCTGCCCGTGATTTCATTCGGGCGCGTGCGGGCCTTGCTGCCCGAGAGGCTTTCGCTGGTGATGCGGAGCGCGGTGAATGCGCTATTCGGCGCCGTTCCCCATGCCACTTCCGGCACATACGAAAGCGTTGTTTCAGTCGTTTCAATGCCGGCCTGATAGCCGGTGACAGAACCGCTCATGCTCTATTCCTTTTCAGGTTCTGCGGCTGGGCCGCGTGGAAGCCCGCGCTATGCAGGCCGGTCCGTGTAGGTCCATTCAACCGTGACGGTCAGAACCCACCACTTCCCGTCTTCGCTGGGCACGCCAGCGCCGATGGATGCGCGGCGATAGACGGTGTACCCGACCACGCCGCGATAAATGTTCGCTATGTCTTTCGCCACTTGACGCGCGGTGGCGCTGCCTGTGCCGAGCGGCACGATGACATGCACCATGAAGGTGCCGCGCTCTTCCCATGCGCCGTTGCCGAGTTCGATTGGCTCCAGCACATCGCCTTCAGCCTCAACCGAAAGCCAAGCCTCCAAGTCAGGCGCGGCGAATGCCTCATTCGGCCACTCGATAGGATAGGGCAGCGCTGCGGCTACAAGGCGCGCTCTGGCGTCGTTCCAAGGTTCCGGGCTCATGTCTCACCCGCCCCGCACATGAAGGGCATAGGCAACCGCCGTAGAGGCAACCATGAGGGGATTGCAGCCAAGCACAGCCCAATTCTTTCCATCGATCGCCACAAAGTCACCTTTGACAGGAGGCGCAAAGCCTGCCGATGCCAGCACAGGCGCGGCGTTGATTGTCATTTCAGCGTCGCCATTCATCACCCCGCCCGTGATTTCTTCCGGGCTGAAACTGCGCAGCCATCCCGTCACGGCGATTTCCGTGAAGGTGGTTGTCATTGCTTGCCGGCGGCGCAGCGTGGCAGGGCGGCCAAAGCGCGCAATCAGCCGTGGCACGGCGGAGGTGATGCTCACGCGCCCATCTTTCGCCATGGCGCCAGCAGCGCGGCGGCTTCAATCGGGATGGCTTCAGCCCCGGCGCGCGGGTCGAGGTATGAGACGGACCCGACGCCATCAGCGCTCTCGGAACGGATGCGTGGATCTCGCCCGCGCGCGGTTTGCAGGCCAGCCAAGGTGGCGAGACATGCGCGCTCAATGTCCTGTGGCAGATCGGTTAGCAGCGCATAGCCCGCCGCGTAGGTGACTTGCACCACCGCCGCGCGCCATTGGATGCGATAATCGCCGGACAGCCGATAAAGCAGCGAGCCGTCGAGTTCGTAATCTGTCGCGGCAAGCGTGGTGCCGTCCTCGATAACTGAGGTAATAGCCGGGTTCAAATCACGGTCAAGAATAATGCACGGCAGATCGACGCCGCGCTCAGTCTGCCGCACGGTTGCCCGGCCAAAGCCTTCAGGCCGGCCGCAATAGCGCGCGCAAATATCTGACGCCTGGCCAATGAGTTCTTGCAGCCCGGCGGTCGCTTCCGGGATGGCCAATTCGCGCGCCGCCGTGGCCAGAACGGTAAGCATGTTTGTGGCCGGCGGGGTTGTGACTGTGATCATGGCCTTGCCTGCGCTGGAATGAAGCCGCCGCGTGATGCAGCCTGGGTAAAAGTCCTGCCTTGTGCCGCTTGAAAAGCAGCGCGGGCGAAAGAAGCAGAGAAAGCACCGCGAGAAACCGCCAGAGAAGGCGCTTGGCGGGATTGCGCCGCATGGAAAGCCGGACGTAGCAGCGCCGCAACCAAAGCCGCCCTTGCGCTTGCTACAGGCAGCGCAGGGCGGTTTGTCGCAAGGCTAAATCCAACGCGAGACGAAGCTGCGACAAAAGCGCCGCGCGCCAGCGGTAGATTGTTGGCGATAACGCCCCAAGCATTGCCCCAGGCCTTGCCCCATGCCGCACCCCAGGCGGAAGCCATCACACCGGCCCGAAGGGATCAGTTTCAGTGCCAGCCCCATCAACCGTGATAGCGTTCACTTTGCGAATATCCGCATGGATCGGCGCAGCCGAAGCCGCGGCCAACACCGCCGCTGCAATCACATTCGCGCCGCTTTCCGTCATGTAGACCCGCGCTGGGTCCATCTGGATCGAGCCGGATGTCGCCGCGATAACCGTCGCGCTGTCGCTACGGTAGATGCGCCCGCCAATAATCGTGACCGGCGAAGCCGAGGTGTTGTCAATTTTCAGGTTTAGCTTTGCGGCGTCAATCAGGTAATTAACCGCATCCGTTGGTGTGACCGCATCGAACCACAGGTTAATGCCCTGCGCGCTGGTTTCGGTGTGGCGCAACCACGCATAGACGCGCTGCACTGTCGTGACGCCATCAGGGTCAGAAACATCCATCTGGACATTCGGATAATCCGCAGTAAATTCAGAAACGGCGCTTCCATCAATAGCGTTGGCTACATAAACCGCGTCTATTTGCTGACTTGCCGGGACAGAAAATCCTGTTGGCGTCGCCGCAGCCAGCAGCAGTTGCGGCAGATAGCCTAGCCTCGCAACCCGGATGCGGATTTGATCGCCCGCCGTAAACTGTGAACCGTTATAGTAATTCAGCGCCCAAGATGTTGAAGCAACAATCTCATTCGCGGTTTCGGTGGCCGTGGTCACGTTGTATATCTGCACCCGGCTTCCAGCCACTAGGCCAGTTACGGTCGCGATGGCCGAGCTAATGCTGCCGCTGCTATCTACCCGCGTCCCCACAAAATTACCGCCGGCGCCAAGCGTGATCGTGCCGGTCGTTGTCAGTGTGCCGCCACTTGTGAAAGTGCATCCGTTAATGACAAGGTTGTAAGCGCCGATGTTGAGCGAAGCTAAGGTGCCGCTGACGTAATTAGGCTCGGCCAAATTTGCGGTCAATCCCAAGTCATACTTCAAATAGTCGTAAAGCTGCGCCGCCGTGCGATTTTCGGTCAGAGTAATTGTGTCTGTGGTGTGGTTAATCGCAATGCCTGTATAGGCCGCGACAATAGACGCATTGGGCTGAGTAATGACAGGGTCAACCGCCTGAAAAATGGCGTTGTTGTAGAGGTAGCCATAATGCCGCGCCGCCACCACAAAAGGCGGCAAGATCACGCCATCTAACCAGTAAGTTCCAGTTGTTGCCGCGCTGGTGCCAGTCACCGTAAGCGTCAGATCGCCGGTTGACGATGGCGTAACCGTCAGCGCGAAATCATGCCATGCGTCTGCGGTGGCAGGGGCGGTAAATGCCGCGGGTGTGCTACCCTGGCCGGAAAGCGTTACCGAAGGCGGCGTCGCAGTGCCATAAGTGGTGTCGAAGCGAAGGCTGCCACGCACCAAATAGGTTTGGCCCGCCGATGCGCCGGGAAGCGAATAGGTCCGGCCATGGGCGCGGCCTGCCGCCTGCGGCTGAAACTTGATTGCCGATGTGCCGCGCAGCGAAACGGCATTATCTCGGCTAATAAAGCCCCGCGCCGTTTGGATTTCCTGCACCGTGACATCGGAGTTTTTGTTCACGAAAGCAAACTCCGCCAGCGGATTTGCAGGCGCAGTGACGAACGCGGAGGTGGCCAGCGCCATGCTGCCTACGGTGCAATTTGTCAGTGTGCATCGCACCAATGCGAGACCACC